CAATAGTGACGGCAGCGTTAGCGGCAGCGTCCGCCCACGGCTGAGACACGCGGTAGTCGACGCGGTGAGCGCGAGCCGGGAGTCTGTTGATCGCGTCGCACACGTGTTGTCGCACCACGATCTGCCGTGCATCGAGCAGAGCGACACCATCCGCGTCGCTGGGGTAGCTGTGCGTGTTCCACGCTGCGGCCGAGAGGCAGACGACCGGCTCGACTCCCAGCCGCTCAAGCGGTGCCGTCGGGATGGCGAACGCCCCAGCGGCGATGACGAGTGCGACGAGAGCCGATACCACCCCCGCGCATGTTAGCCGCGTCACCATGGATCCTCCTAGTAGTCGTAACAGGGATGCACGGGCAGCGCGATGGACGATCTAAGGGCATGCGCCCAAGTCCCCAGCCTCTCGCGCCCTTAACCGGACTGTCGGCCCGTGCGATGTCCCCGCGCGGAATCGAACCGCTTCGCCAGTCGGGGACGGTTGCTAGCCGTGCAGAAAGAAGCTGACGTAGATCGTGTACGCGATCACGAAGATGAAGACGACTATGACCGCACGGGCCTCAGGCGATGGAATCTTCATCCCGCAGCTGCGAGTGATGCCCCGTCAGGAACCATGTCCGTCTCGTGGAACGGACACAGCGGGCACCCCCGCTCGATCTGCTTACGCGTCATGCGGATCACGTACGGCTCGCCGTCATCTTCGCACAGCGGGCAGTCGACCTTGATCATGCGCGTGGTCTGCTTCTTCGCGCCTGCCTTCGGATCCATCGCCTTGTGCGGGTACTTGCCGACGCTGCGCAGGACGGGCTTGATGTTCGCGAGGAACAACTCACCCTCGGTCGTCGCAGTCGGCTTGCCTTCGAGTCCTAGCGCCTTCATCGCGGTGACGAACGGCCCTTTGTGCCCGTTCACGTTGCGGTCATAGGCGTGGATCATCTCGTGGACTAGGACGCCTGCCACGCGAGCGGGATCGTCCAGCAGCGGTGAGATGAAGATCTCGACCGTCTCATCCGTGCTCGCCTCAGGTGCCCAGCACTCACCGATGCGGCGTGACTTGCGAGCCAGTGCAGACTTCGACGGGAAGCCGCACGTAACGCGGTACTTCGGCTTCTTCGACTGCGCGAACGTGCCCTGTTTCAACAGCGGGGCGAACATAGCCTCACACTGCTTCGCGACGTTCACCAGCCACTCTTCACGAGTCCTGACTGCCATGGTTCCTCCTTAGACGGTGACGACGCCACCCTTGCGAAGTACGGAAGCTGCTACCAACTCGAACCAGTCGTACGGATCGAGATCCTGCTCCGTGCGAGCGTTGTAGTTCTCGCGTGTCTCCCACGCGGACGGTTCAGGGATGTCGCGTGTCGGTACGAACATGGGTGTCCCTCCTAGCGGGAACGCGGGGCGACGATGTTGCCGTTACGAGTGCGCCGGATGAACGGGCGCTCACTGTGCGGCGTGGGACGCTGACGCATGAGCCGCGCGATGCTGTGATGGTCGCTGTCGTGCGAATCACTTGCAGGGTCGTAGTCCAGGCTTAGGACGCGGTAACGGGCCATGGCTCCTCTTCCTCTTCAGGTTGTGGTGTGTGAAGCAGAACGTCCCGCCAGAACTCATCGTCAGCGGGCGTGGGAATGCAGTGGTCGCGGAACCACTCCATGAGCGCTTCGTCGCGGTCGTACTCTTCATCCGTCATGGGATGCGCAGGGTGCGACGGACGCGAGCGGCGAACGCAGACTCAGACACGGCCAGGTACGGGATCGATGCCGTGACTGCGAAGACGTACGCGACTGACAGGAACTTCAGGCCTAGGACGAGCATGGTTAGACCTCCCTCGGATCTCTGAGAATTGACAGCGGGATCGTGAGCGTTTGACCGTCCGTCGCGGTGATGGTGAACGCAGGGCCAACGGTGTGTGTAAACGCGCAGTCGTACGACCAGCCTTCGGGCAGGTTCTCGATAAGCCACTCTTCGTTCATGTCAGACCCTTTCGGTTAGGGCACGATGCCGAAGCGCCGTGCAAGGTTGACGACGCGATACGCGAGCCAGCGCCGCATCAGAACCCCTCGCGCAGAGCAGCCGTGATAGCCGCGCGGAGCAGCTTCCGATGTTCAGGGTTTTCCTGGGACAGCCCGTAGTCCCCAAGCACGGGGTAGAAGATTCCCCCGCCTAGGACGGCATCGTCCAGAATCCATGCGAGGTGCGCGTTCTGAAGCTCGCGCGTCAGCAGGTCGATGTACGCGGATTCGTTCATGGTTCCTCCTAGGCGATATCGCGGACGAAGCCGCTGTTGTCGAGCACTGCGTCACCCTTCGCGCGGAGTCCGACGATGCAGCCGACGGGATCCAGGAAGCGGAGGTCTGACTCGTCACCGTCGACCACCGGAGCGCCGAACCAGTCGGCAATCATCGGCATGCGACGCATGAGGATACCCTGTCCCTTCGTGCTCTTCGACTTCGCCATCACGGCGGTCGAGCGGAACACCATCGCGACGTTCTGGCCCTGCGCGACAGCTGCGAGAACCTCAACGTCCGGGGTTCCTTCGTGAGCGGACAGGGTGAGGCTGTAGTTGGCCGGGAGTCCGCGCCGGTTCGTCAGCTTCGTGTAGTCGTAGAACTTGACGTTCGGGAAGGCGTCCATGATCGAGGCATGGCCTAGGACGGGGATCGTCTCCCAGCGAATGTCGGATGTGCCGTTGAGCCGAACGCAGGGCACGTAGCCGTCGCGCTCGCAGCGCCGTACGTGAGCCTCGATCTCCTTCGCCAGCTGCGCCATGAACTCGTCGCGACGCGCCATGAACCACCATGTGCGCATCTTGCGAGCGGCGGGAATCTTCGGATCGAAGCCGCCACGGCCAGCAGTGTTCAGGCATGCCGCCGCACATCCGGCAGTCGCAGCGGGGCACGTGTTGAAGCCAGAGCCAGTGCTAGGTGCAAGGTGCAGGATGGCCGTGCGGTAGCCCTTCTTCTCACCCTTCAGCGTCTTGGGGTTGCCGATGGTGAGCAGTCCCTTGATCGCGCCAGTGGCGATCCGCTCGCGCTGCTCGTCGCTTAGGACGATGCCCTGGCGGTCAAGCACTGCGAAGAAACGATCCGGTGTCATTACGCCCCCTTAGCGGCGGTTTTGCAAGCCGATGCGCCGCAGATCAGTTGCTTGTTAACGCGGACAACCTTCGAAGTCTTCACTTCCGCCAATGGGCGGGCGCAAATTGCGCAGGTCAGATGCAGTTGCATTACGCACCTCTTTCGGTGTCGAATGGGATGTGTAAACGTGCGAATGCCCCGGCGCGGAATCGAACCGCTGTAACCATTCCGGGGCAAATTGCTATCCGGCTACTCAGGCCATCCAAGTGGCTTCGCCGCGTTTCCGTTGCGAGGTATCTCACCTCACGCCTTTCGGTACGGATTACACCGCTGTCCTAACGAGTCAGTGCGCAGCTACTCAGGCCATCGGAGTGGCTTCGCTGCGGGGCTAATCAGGCCATCGGAGTGGCTTCGCCCTGTCCGCTAATCAGGCCATCGGAGTGGCTTCGCGGATCGTTCGTTAGGTAGTTCGGTGGATCGAGCCGTGGTATGCCTCGCGGTTGACGTAAACGCCAGATTTCACTCCGACGCCGCCGCTACAGGCCTAGTGCCGACTCTGGCACTGGCGGATCACTCCGCCCCCGTCGCACGTGTCCCTGGATTTGCCCACCTAGTACGTACTCGGTGAGCGCCAGAGTGTCCGACTACTTGATCTACTCGGGCCATCGGAGTGGCTTCGATCAAGCTGATATCGGCACAGTAGTCCCACCGATAGGCGCTTGTCAAGGGTAGTTTTGTAAAGTCGTAATTGTCCCTGCAAATGGGCATATTTCCAAGGCTTGACTAGGCCAGATCCTAGGGCTACTCGGGGGATCCCTGTCCCATGGATGGCGACTAGTGCGGGGACGTGGCAGAACGTGAGCCGCCATGTCGACGCGGGGGCATGCGGGGATGCGTCAGCTGTGCCCCATGGGTGGGCCATTGGTGGGTCATGGCATGGTTAGTTCACATGGTTAACTATCCCCATCGATAGTTCATGTGGTTAACCATTCACCTAGTTAACCATTCACATGGTTAAGTGTCCACGCTGTGCGTGTGAGTGGTGAGGAGTGTGAGTGTCCATGCAACTCACTCACTCCTCGTGACCTAAAGAAGAGCGACCATCGATGGACGTGGGTGCCACCGATAGTTCGACCCTAGGTCCCCGTTGTGGGGGGTACTAGCGCGAGATGCAATGACACTCTCACACTGCCCGTGCTCTAAAGGGCATGGCTAAGCCAAAAATAGCCAACCCGTGCCCTAGGATCATTGCCGGCTCGGGCAACAACGTGTTCTCTCGCCCGCAAACAGATGAGCCGTCGTGCCCCCATCCGTGCGCTTCCGTGACCCCGCATGAACACTGGCCTCACAATCCGTGCCTCCAGGCGAGAACCTCCGTGCCTACGGTCCGTACCGAATCCTTACAAATAGATCCGGACAAAAGGGTCCTCCCAAACGTATTTATATATAGAGGCACTTTTCTTAGTTCATCAGGATTCACGTCACATAGATGCATTAGCCCCGAAGGGGCTGTGAACTTGTGACTCCTTAGGACCTTGTGAATCCTGATTCATTAGGACCGCCCCCGCAGCTGGAGAGCGCGATAGGTCACTGCGGCTCACTCGGGGGCTACCACCCTGAAAGGGGAGGGGCCAGTCTGGTCGACATGGCTTAAACGGCGAACCCCAACGCGCCCTCCCCGGCTCAAGGACAACCCTGATAGGAGGAACCACATGAAGACACGCATCGTCGTCCTAGGCGCTGTAGCGCTGATCTCGATCTTCGGCGGAGGCTCGCTCAAGGCCTCGGCATCGGCCCAGCCGGTCCCGCGTCACGCCTGCCCCCCGATCTGCTAGCACGACATGAAGCCGCGCTTCGGCGTCCTCACGGGAGTCACGGTCGCACTGCTCGCGCTCTTCGGGGTCGTTGACGCGGCGGCTCACTTCACCCACTACGCACACGGCGAGACGTTCTCGGCCTTCATCTGGTCACTCGAAGGCTCGAACCCGCTCGTGTTCTACCCGCTGATCGGAGGACTGATCATCGTCCTCTTCACGCACCTGATCTTCCGCAAGCCCTGAACCGAGGCGGGGGAAAGGAGAGTCAATGCCTAACGCAATCATCAAGGGCGGCACACGGTCCGGCTGGAGGCGTCCTCGCCCTGCTGGAAAGGCATGGGACTGCTGCGGCGAACCGCTGGGCGGCTACTTGCCCAAGTGCCCTCGCTGCGCTAACCCCCGTCCGAACTAGGAGCCGACATGCTCATCGCATTTCTGAACGCTTCCTGGGGCACCTTCGCCTCGTGGGGGACGTTCCTCATCAACCTACTCACCAGATAGCAAGAAAGGAGGTCCACACATGAGAACCGTCTACGGCCTTTCGGCCTCGCAGGACTCCGGAGCCAACGCACCGCAGACCCTCACCATCGCGGCATCCGCCGGGTCGAGGATCTACGTCTCTGGCTTCGAGGTCGCAACCTCCGGTAACGCGGTCGGCGCTGACATCGTCTGCACCCTCACGGACGGCGCGACCACGAAGTGGAAGTCGGTCATCGGTTCTGGGGCGGCTCGCGGTGAGCGCACCGGACTCTCCTTCACCAACCCCGTCTCCTGGACGCAGGGTAACCCCGTCGTCCTCACCGTGACTGCTGGCGGCGCGAGCGTCGTAACGTCCGCGAACATCGAGTACTACGTGGGCTAATGGCAGACACCATCGGATTCAACGAGGGGAAGGACTTCCTTCTCCAGCAGCTGCGTGGCGCGTCCGGCATCACCGTTGTCCACTTCCTTCTGTCCACGAAGGACACGGGGACTCTCGTTGCCACCGACACACTCGGTGGCGGCGTAGGTGAGATCACTGGCTGGACCGGCGGCGCTACGCCTTACGCTCGCATCTCGCAGACCGTCCCGGCTCCGTCGAGCGGAGTCATCTCGTTCTCGCAGATCGCCTGGGCGACGGACACGTCAACGAACGGACCGGCGTCGGTCAAGAGCGTCGTCATGGTCGCTAACGCTGCGAACAAGGCGCTCTTCGCCTGGAACATCAACGCGGGCGGCTCGGCTGTCGCGATGAACGCTGCGAGCACGACGCTGCAGTTCACTCCCACGTTCTTCCTCCAGAACGTCGGCGGCGGGTAATGCGGTCTAGGGTTGCGCTCTTTTCAGCTGTGGCCGCTACCAGCACCCTCGTGGCGCTCGGTGGCGGCTCGCACTTCGTTGGGAGCAGCTGCGCAGCTTCACCTGCTCAGGCTTGTGCGACCCCCTCCTTCCCCGGCTCAGGCTCCGCGAATCTCTGGGTCGACACTAACGGAGGCACCTGCACCCGGAGCGCCTCAGCCTCCAGCTACGTCGACGCAAGCGCGTGTTCCAGCTTCCAGGCGGCGTACACAGCTGCCTCTTGTGGCGACACCGTAGGCGTCCAGACGGGTAGCTACGCGTTGCAGGCCATGTCCACCGGCTCGAAGACGTGCGGCTCGAACACAACGAGTAACGTCACGTTCACCTCGATCCCAGGTCAGCCTGCGTCTTCGTGCTCGAACAACTCGACGGTGACGCTGCCTGCCTTCGACTTCTCGACTGTCAGGAACGTCACGGTCGCCTGCATGACCGCGTACGACAACGCGACCAGCGGAGCGAACTGCAGCGACATCTCAGGGACGGCGGGGCAGCACACATCAATCGTCTGGATGGCGTTCGACCACATCAAGTTCCGCTGTGCGTTCTTCGACAGCGACCACATGCGTGTGACGAACTCGACGTTCGGGCCTGACCAAGTGTGCCAGCACACGCTCGAAGACACCGTGGACTTCCGCTCGAACACCGACCAGATCAGCGATGTCATCTTCGATGGCGACCACTTCCTCGCGCAGTCTGACGGCGGCGTCAGCGAGTGCGGTACGGCCCGTCACATCGACGCGCTTCAGGGGTACGGGATCAGCGGCTTCACGCTGCGTAACTCGACGTTCGATGATGGCTGCTACTCGCAGTGCATCATCTTCCGCCAGTCCGGGACCGGCATTCCGCAGGACATCACGTTCGAGAACGACTTCTTCGGACAGCCGACGCATCCGGGTCAGGCCATCGACCTCGGCTCGACCACTGTCGGAGAGAACGACGCCTGTGCGGGCACGATGCTCATCCAGAACAACACGTTCTTCAACGGCGCTGCCCTCCACGGTGCCTTCAAGGCCGGGGGCTGCACACTCACGTTCCGCAACAACATCATGACATCGAGCACGTGCGGATTCGGAAGTGGCGGCGGGCCTTCCGGTACCTACTCGAACAACGTCTTCTACAGCGGCACCGCCTGCGGCACGAGCACCGCCTCGTGTACCCCGACCTACGTCAACGCGGCAGCTGCTGACTACCACCTGGCATCCAGCGACACGTGCGCCAAGGGCGCGTCGGATCAGACCAGCGGGAACTACCCCGCCCTGGACTTCGACGGCGACACACGCCCGCTCGGAGCAGCTGTCGATGCGGGTGCGGACGAGATCCCCTAAGGAGGTGTAAGCGTGGCAACGGTCACCACTATTGGCTCGTTCATCAACACCGGCAACCCCGCCGCAAGCATCAACAGCGCGACGACGAGCGCGTCGAGCGCAGCAGGCGACAAGCTCGTTGCCACGCTTTACATCCCCAACTCGAACCCGACCGCCATGTCGCTCAGTGTCGGCGGGACGCCAATGACGGAGGTAACGGGAGGACGGCAGACAAGGTCGAACAAGACCATCGTCACGTTCTACGCCGACTCTCCGGGCATCGCCTCGGGCGCGACGGTGAGCGCTTCATGGACGAACTCAGGTACTCAGAACGGTGGCGGCGCTGCGCTCGTCCTAGGCACACTCACGCCTACCGACACGTTCGCTACGGGGGCACCGGAGTTGGTGCAGATCCTCAACGGCCTGAGCGCCACGCCGTCATCCGGTACTACCGGCACTCCGTCCGATTCGGCTGCCAAGTACTTCGCGTTCGCCTCGCTCGGCACTATCTGGACGACGAGCGGTCAGACGACTGCGGACAACTCGTACACCGCTCTGACCGAAGCGAACGTCACCAGCCGCACCATGATCCTCAACGCAGCCGCGAAGGAATTCGCTTCCCCGCCGGTTGCTGCACAGGCAGAGACGTGGACGACCACCTGGGGCGGCAGCAAGGACTGGGCTGCAAACATCGTGATGTTCCGCGAGGTCGCTGCAGGCGTCCCGACCAACACAGTCGCCCCGGCAATGACCGGCACTGCGGCTGTCGGTTCGACGCTCACGACCGGTAACGGCAGCTGGACGAATGCACCCTCTAGCTTCACCTACAGCTGGGAACGCGACATCGGAACCTCGGGCGCGACTTGGGTGGCAATCTCGGGCGCGACCTCAAGCACGTATGTACTCACAGCCAGCGACATCGCCTCGAAGATCCGGGCGAAGGTCGTCGCGGTCAACGGTTCCGGCTCTTCATCCGCCGCAGCCTCGAACGCGACGAGCACGACGATCCCGGCTCCTCCCGGCCAGAACTCCTGGCGCGTCATCGCGGGTCCCATCGCGCAGACGGACGAGCAGGTACACAACGCTCAGACCTTCCTCCCGACGCTACCGGGCGACCTCCTGCTCGTGTTCGCAGCCTGCTCGAACGCCGCCCTCACGGACGGCAACGGGAACAAGTCCGACCAGGGCTACGTCTTCGATGCGAACGGCAACACGTGGACGGAGATCTCGGCAGCTGAGGCGTGGGCGAACTCTGGTGCGACCGCTGGCATCCAGCACTCCGCACAGGTGTTCCAGACGCACACCACGTCGGCCCTCGCGGCGAACTCGACTGTCACGCTGAACAACCACACGATTGGCTCGACACCGATCAACATCGTCGGTGACGATCCCAACGCCTATCACGGTAGCTCTCCGTGGTGGTATGTCGTGGCCGTCTCGACGGGCGACAGCCGGGTCCTGACTCTCGACCAGGCGACGTGCAGCGTGGACATCCTTACGACGCATGCCACCCCGTCGATCACGACGACGAACAACGACGCCATCGTCTTCGGCTTCTCCGCTTCGACTTGTGCATCTCTCGCAGGCGCAGGTTGGTGGACGCCAGCCGCAGGGTTCACGGAGTTCGTGGACACAGCATCGGCTGACGCTTCCGGCGGGGAGTCGCAGTACCAGATCGCTGGTCAAGTCAAGACGACGACGACAGGCTTCTCGGGCACCTCGGGCGGAACGACCGGCTCGAACCGTGCAGTCTCGAATGTCGTTGTCGCCTTCTCCGCACCGTCCTCAGGCACGACGTTCACCAAGAGCGGCTCGGGCGGGTTCGAGGTCTGCGGTAACGCGACGGTCAACTTCATCCCGCCGTCAGGCAGTCCCCCGTCGAACACTGCGGCTCCTATCGTCAGCGGCTCGACAACGACTGGCTCGACGGTGAGCACAACGAACGGCAGCTGGTCGAATGTACCGACTGGCTTCTCCTACCAGTGGCAGTCGGACACGGCTGGCAACGGTGTCTACTCGAACATCTCCGGTGCGACGGCTAGCTCGTACTCGCTGACCTCCGGTGAACTCACGGACAACGTGCGCTGCGTCGTCACTGCGTCGAACGCCTTCGGGTCTGCATCCGCGAACTCGAACGCTGTTGGCCCGGTCACGGCTGGCACTACAGGTACGCCCACGAAGGGCGGTCGTCGGAGGTTCTTCCGGCGTAGGTAGCGATGAGAGGAGGTCCCCATGCGCAGGTTCCACTACAGCGTGGGGACCTCCAAGATCAAGGAGATCGTGCTGAGACGGTCCCGACACTTCGGGCCGAAGCTCGCATGGTTCATTCAGAAGGGCTACGTGCCCCATGTCTTTCAGCTTGCCTTCCACACGAACTCGTACGACGAGGGTGAGAAGGTCGGCAGGCTCCTCCTGTTCCGCATGCTCGTGGCTGGTCGTCGTGGCGGCAAGACGCTGAGCGCGGCATGGGAGGTTGTCTATTACGTGCTCCACCCGGAGCAGTTCCACCTCGACATCCACGGCAAAGACAGCGACGAGCCGTTGCACGTCTGGATCTTGGTCCCGAACTTCAAGACGGCGGGACGTGCAGCTGAGCAGACGCTCCGTAAGGTGTTGAAACAGTGCGGCCTGAAGGACGGCCTCGACTACAAGTGGAACAAGGGCGACAAGTACATCGAGTTCCCGAACGGCTCGCTGATCGAGTTCAAGACAGCGGAGCAGGCAGAGTCGCTGGTCGGTGCCGGTATCGACATCCTCTGGATGGACGAGACGGCGGTCATCCCGAAGCAGGACGCATACGACTACGCCTCCCCTGCGCTCGATGACAAGGAAGGCATCGTCATCGGCACGTCGACGCCGCGCGGTAAGAACTGGTGGTACGAACTCTTCTGGACAGGTGACGCGCTCGAAGACCCGGACGTTGGGACCGTCGAGTACACCTCGATCCACAACCCGTACTTCCCGAAGTCGCGGTGGCTGCTGCGTAAGCGCACGTTCCACCCGATGCGCTTCAAGCAGGAGTACATGGCCGCGTTCGACTCGATGGCGGGGAAGGTCCTAAGCGGCGAGTGGCTCTTCTACTACTCGCTGGACGAGCTTCCGCGCAAGAGCAACGACCTCCCGATCATGGCGAACGGGAAGCTCAACGTCTCGAACCTCGCGCTCGACATCTTCGTCGGCGTCGACCCTGCGACCGGTGAAGGTCAGGACCGCTTCGCGGTGACAGTCCTAGGCGTACCCGAGGACAAGTCGCGCGTCTTCATGCTCTACCAGTACGCGGGGAAGATCACGTTCCCCGATCAGGTTGACCTGATCCAGCGTCTGTTCGTGGAGTGGCGTCCTCAGTACATCGGCATCGAGGCCATCGCCTCGCAGAAGTACCTCGTGCAGCAGACGATGCGCCTTGAGGGTCTTCCTCCCATCGTCCCCGTCTTCTCGAAGGGGAACAAGAAGGACCGCATCCTCACGATGTCGCCGCTGTTCAAGATGGGCAAGGTCGTCATCCGCGACGAGTTCAAGGACTTCATTGACGAGTGGCTGGACTACGACCCGGACCTCTCGCATCCGAAGGACGACACGCTGGACGCGACGGAGATCGCGCTCGGTGCTGCCGGTGTGCTGCTCGCTGGCATGCCTGCACCGACGACTCCGAAGCAACCCCAAGACCTCAGCGAACTGGCTGTACGCATTCGCGCTGACATGGCAAAGACGGGACCTGACCGTGGCTACGACACCGTCCTAGGTTCCGACTGGTAAGGAGACACATGAGACTCACTACACCCGACGAGTTCATTCGTCGCGTCATCTGCTTCATCTGCGAACGGGACGCCACCGATGTCCGGTTCGTGGACACTCGCAGGGAGTTCGACTCGCTGGGCGCTAGCCGTCTCGACGGACGCAAGCGTGTCTGCGAGCGGTGCGTCCTGGAGATGGCGCACCTCTTCGAGGACGAACTGGTCAGCCGCGAGAAGTACGCGAAGGTCACCGAGGCTGCAGCTGCGTTCGAGGTAGAGCGCGACGCACTCATCGAGGAGAACCGCTCGTACGCCGCTGTCAAGGATGCGCTCGCGAAGCTGACTCCGAAGCCCGCCCCGAAGCGGCAGACGAATGCCGGTAGAGGACGGAAGGTCGCGGATGCCAGCGCCGACTAAGGCAGAACGGCAGAGCGACGAACTGCTCAAGACACTGATCGAGGCGAACGTGCGCATGGTCGAGGCCGTGTGCTCCGCGCTCGCTTCTATGACCCCGCCTGCACAGCCCGTTTACACGCAGCAGGTTCCTGTCGTCCCGACTGTCCCCGCGTTCGAGGACATCCCGGAGGACGACTGGGACAAGCCGGAACGTCTCTGGCTCCGCGAGGAGGAAGAGGACGCGAAGCACTCCGCGTACGTGAACGGCGAGCCGGATGTCGACCCCGACTTCATGGCCGAGGTGCTCAAGGAAGCGGGCTTCCCGAACACGCAGGTGACCAGCTAAGGAGGTGACGCATGGCCGACGCAACGACCAACACGCGTTCAGTCAAGCCTGTATCGCAGCTGCAGACGGCCAGCGACTTCTCGCGCAAGCTGGACTCGCTGCGGAACCGCAGGAACGCGAAAGAGATCGACTGGCAGCTGAACGTTCGCTTCTACAGGGGTGACCACTACACGTACTTCAACCCCGGCACGAAGCGCATCGAGTCTGTGCCGACGCAGGACGGGGAGATCCCGCGCTACCGCGTGAGGATCACGTCGAACCAGATCCAGACGGGCGTCCAGTCGCTCCTCTCGAAGCTGATCAAGACGAAGCCGACGTTCGACGCCACACCGGCTGAACCGGGCGAGGACGCTGTACGCGCCGCGAAGTTCGCATCGGAACTGCTGGAGTCGAAGTACCACGAACTCAGCCTCGCGTCGAAGTACCAGGACGCCGCGCTGTGGTCGCTGCTCGCATCGAACGGCTACTGGTGGATCGACTGGGACGAGTACGCGTCGAGCGCGATGACGTACCTGATGGATCCGCAGGGCCAGCCCATCGTTGACCGTGCGCTGGAGAAGGAGTTCCGGGCGCAGCTGGACAAGCAGGGCGTCGACGCGAAGCAGTTCGAGAAGGTCGTCTACATGGGCGACGTGTGCGTCAGGTCCGTCAGCCCGTTCGACGTGTTCCTGGACGATGTCTCCAAGGAGGCGTCCGAAGCGAAGTGGTGCTTCATGCGTACGTACATGACGCCGGACGAGATCAAGGTCCGCTTCAAGAAGGACGTAACCGCTGACGCGGTCATGTCGTCCGTCGGTGAGACGCTTCCGCTCGGCAGTGCTGCGGGTGATCCCACGGTCAAGGCCGTGTGGTGCTTCTACGCCGTCCCCCAGCCCGCGATGCCCAAGGGTCGCTACGTCTGCTTCATCGAGGATCCCGACGAGATCCTGGAGGACAAGGCGTGGCCGTACCCGAAGCTCACGCGTCTGCCCATCGTGCAGTTCAAGGGCGTTCGCGTACCGGGCCAGAACACCGACGACGCGCTCGTCACTCAGGCGCGTCCGCTGAACAAGCAGCTGAACCGGATGCTGTCGCAGATCACGGAGTACTTCAACCTCACGGTGAAGCCGCGCATCTGGGCACCGATGAACTCGCTGCGCACGAGGATCACGAACGAGCCTGGTGCGGTCTACGAGTACACGCCGGTCGGCAACGCGAAGCCCGAGGTCGAGCAGCTTTCGACCATCCCGGCGTACGTCTTCCAGTTCCTCACGGAGATCAACGCTCGCCTACGCGATGTCTTCGGACTGACCGAGGTGACGGAGGGGCAGCTGCCCCCGAACCTTGAGGCCGCTGACGCCATCGACCTCCTGCAGGAGATGGCAACGGACAGGTTCGCACCCGCGATCCTGGAGAACGAGAAGTCGCTCGCTGACGCGGGGCAGATCATCCTGCTCCTCATGCAGCAGTACTACGTCGAGCCGCGCACTGCGGTCCTAAGCGGACCCGGCGGCATGACGCGCGTCAAGGAGTTCACTCGGGCGAACTTCGCCGGGAACCTCACGGTGCGTGTCGAGGCCGGTTCATCCCTCCCTCGCACGAGGGCCGCTCGACGCAAGCAGGTCGAGAAGTGGATGGAGATGGGACTCATCCAGCCGCAGAACGCGTGGAAGTACTTCGACACGTCGGACACGAAGGAGCTTGCTGCTCGATTCGCGCGCGACGAAGACCACGCACTCCGCGAGCACGACAAGATGATCGCAGGCGCACCGCTCAATCCGGAGCAGGTACAGCAGGCGATCCAGGCCGTCAACAGCGGCCAGCCGAATCCGAAGACGGGTCAACCGTTCCAGTCCCCGCAAGAGGCGCAGTCCTTCCTGGAGGAGGCTTCACTCTCGCCGGGGGTTGCGGACAACGACGCACAGCACGAGCAGGTTCACCGTGACTTCATCACGAGCGTGGAGTTCGAGACGCACAGTCCCGAGGTCCGCCAGCGGTTCCTGACTCACTACCAGCTGACCGTTCAGAAGATCAGCAGCCGTCCGACCATGCCTGAGAAGCTTGAGGCACCGCGCATCTCACTCGGGGTCAACGCTGACCTCGGTGCGCAGGGCGTCGCATCGATTCTCAAGCAGGGCGGGATCCAGATCGACCCGCAGATCATCGCGCAAGAGCCTCCGCTCGTTACGGCAACGTACGACTCGGTGGACAAGGCGGATGCTGACGCAGGGTCACCGGGTGAGGAGGCGAACAACCTGTCGCAAGTCGCGCAGACGATGGTCATGACGGACATCGCGAACGCGAAGTCGCAGCAGGATGCCGCTCACAAGAACAGCGCCGAGACACGTGCTCAGGAGCAACACACCCAGAGCATGGCTCACGCCGAGGAGCTTCATCAGGCCAAGCTCGACCAGATGAAGGCTCAGGCGAAGGCGGCTGCACAGAAGCCAGCAGCACCGAAGAAGTAGCCCATGGCAATTCGGAAGTACTCCGAGGAGCAGCGGGCTGAGGTCTTCACGCTGCTGACTGTGCATGAAGGCAACGTCAAGCGCACTGCTCGGGAGTCAGGAATACCTGAGCAGACGGTGCGTGACTGGAAGAAGTTGTGGGAGCGGAAGGGACTTCCGGCAACAGTGTCGGAGGTCCTTCCCGAGGTCATGAACGAGAAGGTCACCAAGTACGAGTCGGTGCGCGACAAGGCGCTCGACATCGCACTGGACCGACTCGATGACCCCAAGACCACAGCCAAGGACGCCACGTGGATTGCGGGCGTCATGACGGACAAGATCCGTCTTCTCAAGGGCGAGGTTACGTCACGAACGGAATCCGTCCAGAGCGGCCCGTCCGCCATCGAGGTGGGCGAAGCGTTGGCAGCAGCACTCCAGCAGGCGTTCGCTGCACAAGAGCTACGCGAGGCCGAAATCGTGGATGCGGAGTACGAGGAGCAAGCCCCGGTAGCACTCCCGCCCGCCTCCTAACACGAAACAAAGGAGAACAGCATGGACTTCGACGCAGCTGCGGAAGCACTCGCCGCCGCGAACAGCCCGGAGGTAGCGCCTTCGGCTGACGTGAGCAACGAGCAGGCTCCAGCCCAGTCGCAGGACAGCACCAGCACGGTCGAGGCAGGGACCAACCTCAACGAGGAGTCCTTCACGAACATCGACCTCAACAGTCTGCCCCCGGAGGTTCAGGCAATCGCCAAGAGCCTGCAGGCCGACTACACGCGGAAGACTCAGGAGATCGCACCGCTGCGCAAGCTCGGTGTCGACGCTGATGTCGCCGCACAGGCCGTGGAGTTCGTCTCCCGGCTCGAAGACCCTGACTTCCAGCGCCAGATCTACGACCGGCTCGCACCTCAGTTCGGTAGCACCGACAAGGGTGACGAGTTCGACTTCGATCTGGACCCGGCGGACCAGGGCGATCCCAGGGATCAGCAGATCCAGGCTCTCACACAGAGGTTGGAAGCGTTCGAGCAGAGCATCATCGAGAAGGAAGTCCACGCGGATCTTGACCGCCAGGACGCCATCGTTCGCTCCTCGAACCCCGACTTCAACGACGAGGACATGCGCTCGGTCGCGCTTCACGCACTCAACTACCAGGGTGACTTGGTCAAGGGTGCGGAGGCGTACAAGGCCGAGATGCAGCGTGTCCTAAGCCGTCACATCGCGACGAAGGAATCCGTGCCTGCTACAGGACTCCTCCCGTCGAGCGGCCACGCTGATGTTCCGGCTGACGTTCCGCGCACAGAGAAGGACATCCACAACGCAGCACTGCGGATGTACCTCGCTGAGCAAAGCTCGTAGTCACTGAGCCTGTCTGACGTGCCCCTGGGGTTGGTCGATGCATCGGCGCTCACGCGCCACACCAACTCTCTGAAAGGACACGAACATGGCGGGAGCAAATCTCACCACGCTCGACAAG